GGCACTAACGCCAATCCCGCCTAAGGCTACTAATGTTGATGTTACTGCTGCCATATCTTTATCATTTCAGTGCAGTTGCTTGTTCCTTTTTGGAATCCGCATTCTGTATATCGGTTAATCAAATTCTCGTTCTTAAGAGAGGTATAGAAGTATTTAGTTCCATTTGTTTCGGCAGCCACCTCAACAAGTGAGTTAATCAATAGTTCTATCGCCTCTTTGCGATCGTCTTGTCTGTAGTGGAAGTTTGACACAATGTACTCAATCCAAGCTGTCTTTGAGTTAGTGAAGTAAACAAATCCGGCACAAATATCTTCACCGTCTTTACTTACCATTAATCCACCTCTTCCGTCTTGTGGTAGCATGTCCTTAGGTGGTGCCGACCATCTCCAGTCTTTCCACCATTGCGCTAATACATCGTAGTCGTGGTCATCTAAAAACCTAACTTCCATGTAACAAATTTAAGGAAAACTTTTGAATGCTGATGTACTGATTGCAAACAACTCTACCTCTACCTCAGCAGCTGATCCATTTAATGATAACGATAGGTCTAAATATCTACCTCTCGCCCCATATGATTCAGCCACAGGGCCTTTCAATATGTACACATAGCTTCCTGGCGATGGTGCATTTATGAATCCAGGTGTAGGTGGTGTAGGTGGAGTTGGGTTGTTACTTGAAACTGATATTACATTTCCAACCACATCTACAACATATCCAACCTGTATGCTTGTTATTAAGTTGTTGTTTGAGTCAACAATACCACTTATTATTAAGTCACCTGTAGATGCATTACTAACCTGTGTGTCCATTGTAAGCTCAAAGCCAGCAATAGAGTCTATGACACCAACGCCTTGTGCAGATATCATCTGTAAGTTATTGTCACTGACAGGTCTTCTTATGTATGCAAAAAAGTCGCCCTCTTTCTTTGAGAACTGTGATAAGTTCATTTGAACTGGATCTAGGTCTGTTAACCCAACCACGTTTAATGGGTGAGAACTATCTAGCGCTAAACTCTTATACATCTTGGTCTCTGTTGGAGACTGATTTATAATTGTCTTTATTGAGAATCCGTCTGTTGTATTGTAGAACCTAGTCCTAACAATGTTGGCGTCATGCTGATAAAGAGAGCCACCTTTAAATGAATAGAATATACTATTTAGTCCAACCATCCATTCAGGCCGATAACTCCACCTAGATGTCCATCCCTGAGAAGTTTCTGAATAAGTTATTGTATCTATCATACAACAAAGTTACGAATTTTAGACCAAGCAACTTTTCATACCTTTGATCATTTCATAGTAGTGGTATGAGCATCTGTTTGGGTCTATCTCTAAATCTTCACCAAATGGAAGTGTGTGCATATATGACGCTTTATGGAACATCCCTTGCTGGTTGTTCATCACGCCTGCGTTGTGGAAAAAATATACGTCATCCCATGTGCTTGATGGACATGTAGCCCAAGCAAAATCAAAGTTCTTTGGCACCGTTACGTGATGCCCAAAAAACCAAGCGTTCCATAGCTCGGCCCACATACTAGCCGTCCATGCCTGTATGCCGTTTGGATCGCCTTCCTTTTTAACGTGCTGCATGTCGGTCAGTAGTTTGTATAGTCCTTTGCTGTCTTCCTCTACCTTTTTCCAATAGTGATGCGTCAAGTTCTTCATTAACTTTTGAGCCCCACCGCTCCTATCCTTGTTGAACTCAACTAGTTTTCTAGATATGCCTACTTGGTTGCACATGGCCTTTAAGACCTCTTCTCCCTTACTCATGATATAGTCGTAACCTATGTATGAGATAGTGTCTGAGAAGTACCAAATATTGTTGTCTAGGTATGGTGTAAAGTCTAGGTATTTAGTGAATACAAAGTCAGCATCATGAAAAAAGATTGCATCGTTTGTCAGATCAGGGTGCTTCTTGAAATGCTTTTGCAATAGGTGTGCCTGTATGGCAGGTGGATAATCGCATTCACCCATGGTGTCCTTATAGAAAAAGAACCTAGCAATGTCAGAGTAGGTCTGATACAACTTATTCCACGACTCAGGTATCTCATCTTGATACCCGGCAACTATGTCAATATTTTTGTAACCTAACGAAGCAAAGTTATGTATACATACCTCAATCTGCCACGCATAGTAGTCAAGCGCTGGTTGCGCTGACAACATCCTAAGTGTTCTCATTAACAGGTTTTACTTGCGCCGGTCCAGTTTGATCCGTTCCACTCATACGCAATATTTGTAATTAAATTTAAATACCAACCCAATGGCGCCATTACGGAACCAAAGATGTCTGTAAAGATATAATTTCCTGGGATACCAATAGGGCCATTCACGTAATAATTATCAATGTCAAGCACTGAACACACAGATGATTGTGAAGAAGAGTATGACAGCGTGATGTTAAATAATGGCGCTGCTGTTGTGGTCGTTGTTGTAGTCGTCGTAGTCGTCGTAGTCGTAGTCGTAGTTGTAGTAGTCGTAGTTGTTGTGGCAGCACACTCTGAGCAGCTGCCATACGTATACAATATAGTTCCCGTGATTGCACCTGGACCTACTGACGCGGTGATAGTACAACAATTTCCATTGTTATCCTTCACATAGTTAGGCAAACTTAATGCCTCAAAGCCTGTGTATTGTAGCAATACAGCGGCGCCACCAACACACCTTGTGCCTGAGTAGTATCTAACAGGAATGGTTGTTGTAGTTGTAGTTGTGGTAACTCCTGAGCATGCTGACAAGTTGAGTATTTGACCCGTGTCAGCAATTAGGCAGGCATAAGTTACACCAGACTTTCTAACTAGATACCATAAGAACGCCCCATTGAATAATGTTGTGGCTCCTGCATTTGTGTAAACAAAGCTGTTTACTGCAAATGTACCTGTATGGTAGTAAGTAACATATGTAGGCGATTCTGTGCACGCCAATCTAGCTGAAGTGAGACCGGTTAAATCAATATCAAAACTAGTCACAGGCGTTGCTGTGGTTGTGCTAGTTGTGGTTGTAGTCGTTGTCGTCCCTGTACAAGCTGTGCAGTCTGCATATGTGACTATTGGTGTAATGACATTATAGTATGGAAATGTTGCAGATGTCGATCCGGTTACTCTCCAGCAGCTGCCATCTGTTGTTTTTATAACTCTTCCAGTTGTTATGGCTGTCCCTAATGAATTTCTTAAAATGACATCTACTGAGCTATCAGAACAAGATGTGGCTGTAAAATAAGTTCCAGCAGGAAGCGTTGTAGTGGTTGTTGTAGTTGTTGTCGTAGTTGTGCCAGCACATGTTGATTTTTTCAATACAGTACCATGAGTGTCTACTTGAATTGAATAATCTGAGTCATTTATTTGATACCACTTCTCGCCCCCCATGAATGGTTTTGTTCCAGCTGAATCATAATAAATAGTATCGGTAAGATCAGGTATGTATGAATTACCACCAAAGTACATTAGAGTGAATGTAGGTATAACTAAACACGCATCACTCCCTGACTCTTTAAACTGCTCAATATCAATTAACACTGGCTTTAAGTCGCCTGTGTCAACCACATTTATTGCAATAACTGTTGATGAGCTAGTGCCTATGCAGTTCGTAGCTCTAAGCGTTACTGAATATGTACCAGCAGGGCAGTTATCAAATAAGATGGTTCCATCAGAAAATGAAGCCTCAGACGGCAACGTGCTTGCTAGCAAGTTCCAAGATGTTGGGTTGTTTATAACCTCTATGGTAACAGACTCTTGTATGTTTGACTCGACTGTTATAGTGTCAGCAAGGATAAAAGGAGCAGCATATTCAAAGCATGTGCAGCTCTGAATTGATGTAACTACACCACTGATATCAATGGTGATATAGCTTAAGTCAGCTATAGGAGGAACCGAGCATGGACCGCGATCTATTAAGTGAAGGTATTCATCACCTACATACTTCTCAGCACCATCAGATGTGGCGAATACTGTGTCGCCGACTTGAGGTAGTAACTCTGATCCGTTATGGAAAAGCTCAACATCAGGACACTGTGCACATACGTCAGATGGGATTCCTGGGTCTTCGCTTATATAGAATGATTTTAAATAAGGATCAATCTTGCTTGCTATCCATGTTGAAGATGAAAAGGGTGATGATACTATCAAATTAGCGTCAGCAGTGTTTAAATACTTATAGAACTCAATAGTACCATCGCCATTATCAACAAGACCATTATAAGGCGCCACAAGACCAATGTCTTCAGCGGGTATGCCGGCTGCTATCAGCGCATTGTAATTTGCGGTTGAATTTAAACCAACATACTTGGTATCAGCTACAATTTCTCCGTTCCATTCAATCTGATATCTTGTTGGTTGGTCAGGATCAATGGTATTAAAACTAATACCAGCGCGGCCAATTGTTGTGCCAAAAGACATGCCTATTGATCTGTTATCAGTTACACCTTTGTAGGATGCAACTGTATTCATTTTATCCTCATAGTCCCAAAGAAGGTAGACGTAGTCATAGTTGTTTGGGTTTGAGAAAACAAATTGACCGGTAAACACCCCTGCACTAAATACTACAGGTATCTCTGTGGCTGCCGCTAGTATGGTTGCCTTGTCTGTAGCTGAGTATTGGATGTCAGATACAAGATAGTATAGCTTGTTGTTTAAGGTAGGGGCTAGTTTTTCGTAAGACGATGCTGTTGATCCAGCAACCACCGTAACAGAGGCGCCATCATATGGTATATAGTCAATACCACCAACCCCAGTGCTAGAGTCAAATAGAGCGATAGCGCTATTGCTTAGAATGACGTTGTCTATTGTATAGGTTGAGCTGCCGGTATATGTAAATGATTGCTTAGTCTTACTCATTTCTGCCGAATGTTAAAATATTAAAGTCTATCCTTTGGTCTCTTCCTTGAGTTAATACGTAATCTACAAATGAATTACAGTAGTTAACTCTAAACCTGATAGATCTTGGTGATGTTGTTAGGTTATTCTGAACTCTAGCGTAAATATCTTGAGAGCCAACACCTGCTTGGCAGTATGGTGGTACCTCAATCCAACTTGTTCCGAATCCATTATCAAGCACTTGGATATTCCAAGATGTTGTCCCTGATATTGAGAACATATACTCCAAGCTACCTGCCGTGTTGTGAGCTACACTTCCGCTAGTGGGATTGATTGTTATATCGCAAGGTGTATTTCTAATATTTGTAGACGCTATTACGTAGTTGTGGTTGTATGGATCGTAGGCACCAAGCTTAGCATTTTGAGGATTTGCCTTCATTAAATCTCTAAAGTAATCAGACATACCAACTCTAGATACTTCTAAGACTTGATCATTTGTCATCTTCAATACAGCGCCTCTTTTTGAATCTGAGAAATACATTGTATCTCCCCAAACTGCAAAACTCTCAGGGTTGCTAGATATACCAAACTCATATGGGTATGCAATCTGAGTTCCAAGTACCTCAGGAACTGATGCCACAGCCCCCCCACCAACAGCATCAACTAGTAGATTTTTGCCATAAAGTACTGACGTTATTTTGTTCTGATGTAAAACCAATAGGTCTGTAGTTCTAGCGTAAATCTTCTGAACAGAGCCAAAGTTCTTGTCAAGGTTCTTGAAGTTAGCTGTGGATAGGTTGAACTCATTGAGTCTGTTGATTGAAGAGCTCCATTGGTATAGGCCACTATAGGTGAGTGACGCATCTTTTACTTGCTGCTCATAGTCCTCGATTACAGTGCTGGCTCTTAAGCTATACTTAAGCCAAGGCTCATTGTATGTGTCAAGAATTCTGTTAGACTCAACACCATTGCCATAGCAGTATGCGTTATAGTCAGAGTTCTTGTTAGTCGTGTTGTTCAAAACAACTATAGCTGGGTTCAGCACACTAGTTTGGTCTTGATCAAAGTCATTATTCGATACACCACCAGGTTGATTGGATGGAACAATATAATTGATTATTATAGAGTATCTATCTGGAGCTGATACAACTGTAAAAGGAGTGCCTGCTGGAATGTTTACTGATGTTATATAGACAGTCTGACCTGCCTCAAAGTAATGCGGCTCCTTGTTTCCGTTCTGAGTGAGCTTTGAATTTGAACCAATTACTTGTGATGAGTCATACTTCCATAAAGAAAGGTGGTTACCATTCTCTATCTTATGTGTTCTGCTAAGCTCATAGTAGATATCTGTATCATCATTTGATGGTACGGTTTCAGCTGTAAGTCTTTGATTTGATGGCGTCTGTGATATCTTAATATTTGCCTTTATTTCATTTCTAGCACTACCGCTTCCATTTCCAAAACCCTGTATGAGCATATACATAGGTCCTATATTTGAACTTAATGATTGATTTATATAATTAGAGGTTGGTGAACCAGCATTACTATATGAAGTCGCTCTCCTAAATACTATCCCTTTTGATCCAATATTTAAGTTAGCTTGATTATACTGAATGAATGAAGAAAAAGAACCAGACTCATAAAACCATTCTTCAAGAGTTGAGTAGTAGTTTTGAGATGTAAATGATTGAACACCTGTTGCTCTTTGTGGGTTTTGTGGATCTGAGTCAAACTCAATCTCTATGTCTATTTGAGCTCCTGGAAATATAGGTGATTCTGTTTTTAATATTGCATGGCCTCCATATATATTTGGATTAGCAGCCATTAATGTTAAATCTAATGGAAGTGAAACAGGAAGACCAAACCCACTTTGGTTAGCAGCAGATGGTGTTCCTCTAAAATAATCATAGCCTCTTACATTAAAAACCCAACGATCGTTAGGTGTGTATGTTCCAGCGTCAAAATTTATTACAAATGTTATACCTAATCCACTTGAAGCCGGTATTAATGTATATATTCCGGTAGGTATTGCAATTGGATTTGACCAGCTACTTAAGCTTGGATGTGATGTCCATCTAAACTCATTATTTTGTAATATTTCTACAGATATCCTCCAATCTCCCCTAGATGAACCACTATCAAAAGTAATCTGTGGTCCAGCAGGAAGTGTTGTATTATCACCTGTTGAGCTATAAAATGCCGTATCAACCACAGTTGCTGCGAACCTGTCTCTTACTGGAACAAGAGTCTCAGTTCCAAATGTATTATTTTGCTTTGGCCCTCTACCTGATCCTACAAATGAATTTACTTGCTGACTTGCTGAATTTAAGAATGTATCTGATGAAGATGCTTTTATCTTAAAATAAAGCCCTTCTAGTGCTCCTGATATTCCTTGAAAACCTGCTGCTTTATAATCAAGTTCTAGAACTTTAAAACGCTTGTTTGAATTTGTCGGACCTGTTCCAGATGATTTGAATATTATATATCCATTTACCTTAATCTTATCTCTATCTGACTCATTTATAAGGAAATATCTATAAGAGCCATCAGATATATATGTAGTTGGGAAAATATTATAGTACTCACCCTTTGACTGCTTAACAAAGAATCTATATCCAGTAGCCCATTCAGGTGCCTTATTTTTAATCTTTACAACCAATGAGTTTGCCGTATCTGAGTTTTCAGCAGGTATGTATACAGAGTTTGATTGGTTGTTATTTGTATTGTCAGATGATGTGGTCAATACAGTTGTCATTCTGCCGTAGTCGTCTAGATAAGCGATGCCAATCTCATAGTCACGATCACTTCTCCATGTCTGTTTTGGATTAATCGCAATTGGTTCTGGTATGTAGTCAACAACATAGTCAATGTCAATCATACCAGCAGAGTTAACTAAATCTCTAAACTGAGTGTAATTACCCATGACTAGTCGGCTACCAATCACATCTTGAGCTAATGCCTTTAACGGAACGTTGTCAAATAATCTAGTGGTTTGATCAGATGGCAGTGCTGCGTAAGTCTTATTGTTCATAAAAACAAAAGACTGTACTGAATCATCAGGTATACTGAGTTCTGATTTGTTTAAGTTGTCTATGATCCTTACATTGAGAGTTCTAGACTCCCAAACCAATAGCTGTATTTCTTTTACAAATTGATTTCCTGTCTCAAATGATAACTCAACCTGATTGAACTTGTTGAGCATGCCTTTATTCTCACCTGTCTGACTATCAATTTGCAAAACCTTAGGATCAAACGCGACTGCTGAAAATGGAGACATTGATGAGTACTCGTTGTCTACATACTTGTATCTATAACTGAAGTAAACAAACTTATCCTCAATATTGTTTGGGATAAGGTTAGGGCTAGTAAGTGTAGATAACTTAATGTATGGAGCGTTTAGCGGTGGCCTAACAATAAGATTGATGTCCATGTCGATACGAGGGTCATCAACTGAATACGTTCTAGCTCTACTTATATTGATCTTTCTAGGCTCGTTCTTGTTATCATTCCATACCAATATGCCACTGCCTTTGCCATCAGTAATGTAGTTCACACCTGTGATTAGGTTGTTCTTAGTGAACCCTAATTGTCCGTTAGTGCATCCAAGTATTAATGATGTTATTTGGTTTTCTTGGTTGTACTCAAATATACCCTCAAAGTCAGATCCAACTACAAACCAATATAGTAGGCTTTGCGCCTCGTATGTTACAGCTCCGATGGTCGAAAGGTCGTTACTTATGGTTACACCTATGCTGGCTAATATGTTCTGTGGAATAGCTAGCTGAGAGTTACCGAATGCATTCTGAACGGCACCTATGCTAGATCCCTCAGACGTGTCAATAGTTATGTTAACCGCATCACGGTATTCTCCATCAGGAATCAACCTCTCATCGAGGTCTTTATTCATTCTCCCGGCAAGAAATGTTCTTTGTAGGTCAGCCATAATTACTTAATCCATTTATCCTTGCCTCTCATTGCCATCAACAATCGGCCTGGGTGCATGTTGCTCAATCTGATTTTTGTATTTCTAAGGGCAGCTGTTTTTTCTTTCTTCACCCTGCTAACAATATACTCTTGGACACCAAACTTATTAGTAAGCAAGGCCCATTTCAAGTAAGCATAGATATATTCTTCTGCTAATTTATTGATAGAGATAGCGCTTGTATCGCCGTTCTCCATACCATCTGATATGTACTCAAGTACAATATAAGAGTGCTCTACTCCTGACGTGAAGTCAATTACACCAGCTGCTTTGTTGATGTAGTACTTAGGGTTGATGTTTGCGTCAGCTGTATTCAATCCAAAGTTCTGCGCGATTGGGTATCCAAAATACCACTCCCCGTCATACTCCCAACCCCATTGGTTATAGTATGCGCCAGGGCCCACATATAGTCTATTCTCTTGGCGCAGGATATCTAGTCTTGACTCACCAATAACTACCTCTCCATTTGAGTCAAATACAATCTGACCGTTATTATCTTGAAGGTATGCTGTAGCTGTGATGCTCTGTCTAGCTTCTGTGAGTGGGTACAATACACCACCTCTAAGCATTGAGATTCGAACGTAATTAACGTAGTCAGGAGGCAATACCAACTTAAGCTGATCACCTAGCTCAAACTCAAGCACCTTAATATTTCTGAGTGCATCGTAGTTTAACTCTTGGATGGCTCTCTTTGCGTGAAATAGAATGGTATATCGATCGACATTGTTAATCAACTTATCATTCCCAACATAATTCAATATGAAGTTGTTGATCATATAGTCAAGCGTAACATATTGATAAGATCCCCAATTTGCATCTTCAGGGACATTACCATTGTTGGTATAGTACTGATAGTTAGTTATATATGCCATTATTGTTTCTGTTGAATGTCTTGTACTTCTTCAGCCTTAGCAGCAGCTACAACGTCCTGCTCTCTGATTGATATACCAGAATACTCTAGTATCTTGATAACTAAATTTGCAAAGTCATCTAACGGCAACTCAAAGTCTTGATACGTAGTAGTTCCGGGTGCTCCAGGATTAAACAAAGGATCACCAAGTGGAGATGTTGAGTAAGTCCACTGTGGGTCTTTTGGGTATCTTAAGTACTGCGCTGATATAGATGTAGATGAATAAGGTGCAGGTGGTGCGATTGTTGTTGGATACACAATAATACCACTCTGATCCATTGTGTATACTGGATATGAAGTCGTAGGAGCGGTTAGATTTGAATTGATTAGGTTTAATATCTTTCGATGACTAACCTTTTCAATCTCAGTATTGTTATTGTATATTAACTTCTCTAAAAAATAATAATCTGACGGCAGGTTAAATCTACTTGCAACACCATTATATGATAATGGAGCGAATGTAGAAAAAGTATCAATCACCTCAGCCATGTTCTTAGGGATGTCAGTATATCCCTCACCATGCATTCGACCGTTCTGCTTGTTGATTGCATTGCTGTAATTGTACATATACTGCCCGAAAATCTCAAGCTGTGCCTGCTTTGCAAACAAGTTAAACTCGAATGGCGTAATGAAGCCACGGTTGTCTTTGCTAATTATTGATAGGACGGTATTTCGAACGTCATTGATCATCTGACTGCTTTTGTACAAAGATAAATAAAAAAAGGCACTCCATTAGAAGTGCCCTTTTAGTAGTAGTTAGCTAATGATTAAGCTACACCAATTTCACTAATTGCTTGTGGAACAGCGATTGGGAAAACAACATGCGTCCAAGATGTTTGCAATGAGTCAGCAATTCCAGTTTGGATTGCATCACGCATACTAAAAGCAACTTGAGCAGCATGAGTTAATGTAACAACTTTACCACCAGCATAAGTAATTGCAGTAGAAGTGGCAGTAGCTGAAGCAGAATCAACTAAAATAACATTGGTTGCTGAAATCAATTGATTACCTTGACTAGTAACCGGTACAGATAAAAACTTTTCCATTTTTTAAAAATTTAATGGGTTAAACAATACCCAAAGTTAAGCATTTTCTGAGAACTTATCTTCTAGGTATTTATATAGCTCTAATCCTTCGTCAGACTGCAAATGAGAAGCCAATGCATGGATATGGTCATGACCAAACGGAACGGTCATTAAGCGCTTCTTATTGTCCTTAAAGTTATAGTGGATGTCTTTGTTTCCTCTAAATGTGAGGTATCCTGCTGTAAATGCGCGAGCTGCAAAGTTATTGATCTTAAGCATTGGGTCAGACGCAGCTTCCATGAAGTCTTGCGGATAACGCTTAGCGAATAGCATCATATCTCTTTTGATTTCAGCAGAACTCATGTTGTCAACATTTCCACTTAATACCAATCTAGCGACTGCCTCTAATGTAGTAATGTCTTTGTCTGCTAAATCACGAGCCAATAGTAATGCATCGATTTCTGAGAATAACTCTTGAACATCTTCTTGTGCATCACGCTCAGCATCAAATTCATAAAATTCACTACCATTACCTGGGTGGTAATGTAAGAACTCTTGAAGTACAGGATTATTTTTAGGAACGATTAAAACACCATCTTCAAATACAATAGGCTCAACAATAACGTTGGCATCTTGATCATCTTGAAATGGTGAGTTTGAATTTCGCGCGTAGCGAAGTGGGTGGTTGGTATTTGTCTCTTCATTGTAATAAAGAAGACGTTTGCGCGGTGTGTCTTTATGAGCGATATAATAGCTCAATGGTGACTCACTCATGTTTAATATATAGGTGCGATCTTTCGCCTCTAGTTTTACTCTGTTCATTTGATATAATTTAAATTATTAAAAAAAATAGAGAGGGGCCGTAACCCCTCTCATATTATTCTTATCCTTTGAAGATAAAGAAGTTGTTAGCACCTAATGTACAAAGCGCACGCTCTGACAAGAAGTTGACCTCCATAGCATCCAAGTCGCTAGTCTGTGCACCACCGGCAGAACCAGTCATCCAAGTTTTATAACGACGATTTTCAGCTTCAGAAGCACGGTAACGAACGTGAAGGAATGGACGCTTAGCGTTCTTACCAAGTACTTGATCGTAAACGCTCATTGTACCAGCAGGAACCAAGACGCCATTGATAGCACCACCAACAAGACCACCGCGAAGAGTAGCATCGTTAAGGTATTTCCAATCTGTCTTGTAGAACTCATAACCACGACGGAATCCAGAGAAACCAAGGTTAAGGGCCATTTCTTCGTTGTTGTCAAACAAACCGTAAGAAGTACCACCAGCACCGTAAGAGTTTTGAGCAGCCAACATATCGTCGATGTCAAAAGAGAACTGACGGTTCAAGAACAATACGTTCTCAGCGATAGCACCTTGCTTGTCAAGACGTTGTACGATTGTATCGAAGTCACCTAAAGAAGATGGGTTACCACCTGCCCAAACGTTACCACGAGATTCAATAGCAGCAAACATACCTTGAGTACCAGCAGCAGCAGCGAGGGTAGATCCAGTAGGATAAGCCGGAGCAACACCGTTAGTGCCAAGTACCCCAGAAGCAGCAGCACCTGATCCAACAGCAGCAGGAACACCTTCAACCATTGCCATTTCAAGATAATCCTCAAAACGCAAACGAGTTTCGTGCTCAGACTTCATGTACCAGTAGTAACCAGTAGCACCATTCTCAGTTGTTACTTCAACCCAACCAACTTGAGCCATGTCGGAACCAGAGACACGATATTTATCTTTGATGATAATTGGCTTGTTGTCGAAGAATAAATCTTGAGCTTCGTTAGAACCACTCATGCCTTCAGTTCCTTTACGGAATTCAGAACCATAAACAAATGCAGTAACAGTTGTTCCAGCAGTAAATGGTGATGCAGCTAAGTTGTTGTAATAAGCAACTGTAAATGTAGAGCCATCGTTAGCAACAGCTGTAATAATTGCCTTCTGAGATTCTGATGAAATAGAAGAAGAAGATAAAAATACAGTTTGGTTTACACGGAAGTTACATACAGTAAGTGGTGAGGTAACAGGCATGTTGAATACTTGTGTACCAGCACTATATGCACCAAGTGTGACGCTTGTATACTTTGTGTGAAGACGACCTTGTTCTGCCCATTTGATGAGGTCAGAGTTAGTAGGAAGTTCGGCACCAACCATACGCAAGAAAGATGCGATTGAACGGTTACCGTAGCGCTCGAATTCTTGCTCATAAGTATCAGGAAGATACTGATTCAAGAAGTCAAAGTTAGTAATGTAGTTTGTAGGCAATGTTGCCTTGACAGAGCTCGGGGTCAATAATGGACCCGGAGATGCTTGTAATGTACCAGCCATTTTTTCTAATTTTTAGGTTTTTGTTTTATAACTAATCTGTTACCGAAACCAGACTCTACAGCTCTTACTTGGAATGTTCCGTCAGTTTTGTTAGTCACCTGAGTGGCTTGACGAGTCATGTCAATATTTTTAGACTCTTTAGAAACTGTCTCAATAGCCTCTGTCATACCCTTCTCATAGAAGAACTTGGCAAACTTTTCGGGATTCGAAGCAATCGCTATTGCTCGATGGAACACCTCAGCATCCTTTAGGTAGCCTTCTTCGTTTAAGAACTTATTTACAAAGTTACTTAATGAAGACTGCTCGTTAAGAAGTGTCTTTGCATCTGCCGGCTTGAACGTTACTGCCTTATTCTCGTCAATATTAAATTTGAAACCTTCAAACTTATCAGAGAATAATTCATTCGTCTTATCGGCGAAATACCTAGACCGCTTTTGTTGCTCCTCTTGCTCGCTAGTCGCGGTTTGTTTATATTGCTTATAAGATTCGTAAGCTTCTTTTTCTTCTTGCGGAACAAAGGCATCCCTTGACTCAAGCGGCGCCTTATACTGTTCTTTAAGCTTATTAAAATACTCACGAGCCTTATTGAGCTCTTTTTTTCTCTCTAGCTTTACCTTCTTAATGTGCTTGTCATCATCAAAGTCCTCATCATATGAAAACTTGGTCTCTAACTCGAACTTAACCTCATCAGCATCAAGCCCTGGGTTCTGATCTTTAGCGTATTGGTAAAGTAGAGAATCTTCATCCATGGTACTGTAGTCGACGTTCAACTTCATGAAGTCTTCAATACCACGGCCTGTCTCTCTTTTGTATTTCAGAAACGCGGAGACATCTTCAGGTAGTTCTTCAGCTTGTTCGCGCTCTTGAACTAAATCATCCAAAGATGTAATCTCTTTGTTCCATCTCTTACCAAGATATGAAAGAACTTTATTATCATCCAAATCAACCTCTACTGGTTGAATTGGGTCTTCTACAGGCTGCCCTTCGGTTAAGTCAATCTTTACTGTGTCTTGATCGCCACTATGATCTTCTAAACCCTCAAGAAGCGCTGCTTCTTTTTCAGCTACAGACTTCTCCTCGAAATCTACAGCTCTTACTTTAAATTCACCTTCCATTTAATTTAATTTTCAACAAAGTTAATAAATACTTTTATCATTCATTATCGTAGAACATTCTCTCCGAATCCTCTGTATGCCACTTATCAAAACCTTCGCAATTATAATAGTCTTTGTTTACTAGATAGTCCGGCTTCTCAGGGAACGGCTTGGTCACAAAACTAGGCTCAGACCACTTGATACGATTGTTTGGCTGTAATGCTATTTGACCGTTGTCAAGTAGAATGATGTGGTGACTCTTGTGCTCCAATGCATCCTCTGCTAGCGATAGATCAGTATTTAAGTCATTTGCACCCCAGTTGATAGTGGCGTAATAACTTCCTGGATAGTACTTATGGTCTTTCATGTATACCTCAACTTTTGTATCGTATACATAAGATAAGTGTAATAACGTGAAGTTATAAGAAAAACAATTCCATATCTGTAAGAAGTGGAATGGCAGGTCTTCTTCTGGAGTCTTTGGCTCAGTAAGCAAAGCATGGCTTGGTAACTTATCACGCATTACTCCGTTCTCTAATAGAACTTGAAATAAAGCAGCCTGACCAGGCATACATCTTACCGACATTATAACACCCGGGGTAAACTCCCCCTGCCCTTTTTGGTGTTGATACATGTACTCATTTCTAACGAATACTTTTAAGGGAAAGAAGTTGTGCTCTATATATGCCATTATTTTGGTCCAAATGATTCTAAGTCAAATCCATCTAGGGAATCCTCTGTACTTTCAAAGTTTTGTGGAGGTAAATTATTTTGTCGTTGATTGATGAGCTCAGACTGACGTGTAGCCTGTAGGTCTACTCGCTTATCTTTAGCCTTCTCTTTCTCAGTTTCACGGTCTTTTAGCGTCTGCATCTGCATACCATTAAGCTGCATGTTGTATTGGAACTCAATAGCCATTAGCTCTTTCTTGAGCTCGGCTTCGGCCTGCATCTTTTGAATGTCGCCTTGAACTTCCATCTGCTTGATCTGTGCCTTGGTTTGACCTTCCAATTGAATGATCTGTGCCTTGGCTTCAGAAGCCGCTTGAGAGGACTGAATGTTTGTCTGCATTTGCATTTGGAACTCCATCTCCTTCTCTTTCTGCTTTTGCTCCATACGCTTACGACGCTTCATCTTAAGCATCTCATTGGCAAGCTTAACGTTGTTGATCATACGGATATCAATTGCATCCTCAAGATCAATCGTCTGCTGCTGTAGTGCCATTTGAATGTTTTGCTCAAGCTGAGCTTTTTGCTCTTCATCAGGAGCTACCTCAACGAAGATACCAAAGTCATGCAGGTATAAATCATTAACGTCCTGCAAGATCGATAGGTTGTACTTACCAATCTGCATAGCGAACTCTTCAGCAAAGTCAGAGTACTCTAAGATGTCAGCAATTCGTATAGAAATACACTCAGCTACACGTCTAGTTGTAATGATACCAGCGTCTAGAATGTGGCGAGTTGCCGTGTTTGAATTTAGTGCTGCAAGTTTCTGAACACCAACCAATGCGTCGGGATGTGGTGTAGATGCATCGCGTACCTCATTTACACCCGTCACGTCACGGATCATATTTAAGTAGTGGTTATAGTTGCCGATTAGGGCAGACATCTTAGCTTGGCCACTATTTGTATTAAGCTCTTGGATAGGAATACGAGCGTTGTTGAACTCACCTTCTGTGGTATAAGATCGGCCAATCACACTACCTGTTTGGAAGTATAGATTGAGTGCATCCTCAGGATTGTATGCCGCACCGGTACCTAGGTCAACCTCATTGATACCATCAGCATCGATGAACACACCATCAGGTACAATACGCGCCATAACCTGCTGTAGCTTTAAGTGTGTCAACTGAATTTGATCAGCAAACGGGATCATGCGTCGAACCAGCGACTCAATATTTCCCTTGTAGTAACGTGGAGCGTAAGCAATGTAGTTTGAAAGTGCTCGCTGTGATGCAGACTTAGGACGAACCATGTTCTTCATCATCTCCCACTTGATCATTATATTGGACCCACCAACAAGAACGCCTTCATACCAAACGTCGCGAACTGCTTCAATTACCTCGAAGTATTCACCGTTTGGAGCCATGAACGTATCTTCTTTACGAATAACACGCTCACCACCATTCTCAAGGATTTTCTTTTTCCAAACAAATTTCTTATGGGTCTTGTAGTTAAAGTATAACAACGTCACAACCTCATTTAAGAATGCATCGTCTTGGTAGTTTCTAACTACAGGGAAGTAGTCATACCATGCTGAGCCTGCGTTCTTAATTTCAGTAAGTTGCTCGTTAGTTAGGTTTGGATCCATCTTGAGAAGCTCGGTGTAGTGCACCTGCTTAACCTCTCCAAAATAGAAACAATCAGAGTAGTCATTCTTTTCAGTATAGCTATGGATCCAGTTTGCTGGATCTACATACTCAATCTTTACGCCGTCATTGATAAGGAACTCATGCTTAACAACGCCAACGCCAAGGGTAGTAACGTCATAATAGTATAAACGCATGATGTCCTCATACTCGTTCATTTTCATGACAGTGTCGATAGCAATCTCTTCAGCAATCTCTACAGACGGCTTATAGTTCATCTGCATGTACAATGACAGCTCCTGATCATTAGCAGGAAGTTCATCTGGATTAACGTTAAATGCGTCGATACCAAACTGTTCCTGTGTAAGTGTAAGGAAGTCCTTAGCCACCATATCAGACTCGATCATATCTTGGAAGACATTCTTCTTCTCAGCTGACATTACGTCCTGAGCTTCGGCCTTTACAGTGTATGGTCGGTCAAGCATTCCGTTGACAACAACGTCAACAAACTTAGGGATGATAGGAACGGGAGTCCAATCTAAGTTGAGCATAGATATGTCACCATTGACAGCTAGCTCATCTTTATACTTCTGCACTGGCTGCTCTCCACGAGCATACAGTCTCAAACGGTGGAATTCACCCCACTGTTGATAAAATCTACTTGAGTTTGATTTTCTTTTAAACCACTCCCCTTCGATGGCTTTACCTACCTTTAGGCCATATTCAAATGTGACCTTAACCTCATCCGGTGCCATTTGGTCCGGAAAAGGTAGTGCAGAGATAACTACTGATGGTTTATCCATTATTCGATGATTTCGCTTCTAATGCCTGTATTCTTATATCTTACAAATTTAACACTTATTTTAGATTCCTCTTTCTTGGGTATAAATAGGTGTTTTCTTGATGCCATGATAGCAAGTCCTGAGCTAATAGAGGCATCGTGTTTTGTCCTGTTATTAATATCAAATCGAGCCCAATCATTAAGTGTCCTGTTAAAATACATGTCACCCATGGTGTCTGATTCTCTGTATGTTCCCTCCTGATCAAGGCCAACGTACTCTTCGATGTATGTGTTGATAGAGTTAGCGTGGGCGTGCTTTACGTCCTCAGATGAGTTGGGAATACCACCAAGCTCGAGCTCTGTTTTAGATAGCTTTGACGTATGTTTGTCTGGTCTATTTAAAGAGAATGCTCGGTAGCCTCTGTTCTTAAAGTGGTAGAGTAGTCGCTGCTTGTTGTTCTCAATAAGTATTGGCATTCCATAGAAATGACAGGCCATTAGAACGTCCTCAAAGAATATCTCAGCTGTCTGTGGACGGGTAATATACTCCAAAAAGAATTGATTTGTTGGCGCTTTTTCCATGTGAAATGAAGTCAATCCATGAAGCGCTCCGGCAGATCCACCACCACCAACTACACCTGATATATCATAAGGGTCACACCCAAACACACCGATGTGCTCATTGCCTGGGCACTTACGGCCGTTCTTCACAATCACTCTGTTACGCATAGCTTGGTCAGGAATCCATGACACCAAGAACCTGCCGTTCGGATCAGGCGTCCAAATGACCTCGCTGTCTTGCTCTCCGTTTTTCCAATGGAAGTACCCCTTAGTTAGGACGCGGTCCTTGATCAAGGCGTCATTATAGTCAATCTGTTGGTAGATCTTTGTGAGGTTAAATAGTGAGGACTTAGACTCATCACGGAACGCGTGAGACTCTGTGCGCGGGAACTGACGATAGAACTCATTGAGTGCATCTGAGTCAGTCTTAAGTGCGGCAACCTCATTGTTCCAATAGGTAATGACACCCATTGTAATCTCCTCACCATCGATACCCATGATAGGTTTCTTTGGGTCCTCAAATACAGGCCATCCGTACTCGTCAATAAAACCCTCCATGTTCCATTCCATGGGAATGAAAAGGCTGTATAGTCCTGACTTGGTCTGACCATTGGCAGATCGCTTTGTTGGCTCGCTGTCGTTGTACAACTTCTTAAAGTTCTCACCACCCTTGCTGAGTGCATTTGAGGTGGAACCCATCATACACTTGCCAATAATCCGACTACCCAAACGCAAACATGTTTTGGTTACGCGCCAGTTATTTAAGATGTTCTCAGGTTTTTCCCATTTACCGCTCTCGTCATGCACGAGTAGAAGTAGCTTCTCGCCGTCATAGCTGTTGTCTGCGGTGTTTTTCCAGTCAATGGTAGTATCTAGCCCTTCTATATCATCATCGCGCTCCTCATCCATATTCTTGCGCGTGATCTTACTCGCAGGAACACGGAAGGCCAACTC